AAATTACCATTATCAAGTTGTAAAATATGCGCACACTTATGTTCTTGAGGTATTTCAGAATGTTCTGTATCCAGAATATTGGTTTCTGGATGCGCCCAATCAATTGTAAACATGTATTCGCCACTTAGAAATTTTTTATCCTTCCCTAAATATTTCCCTTTATTTCCTAAAAGAAAATCGAACTGAGTAATACTAGGATAATAACTAAAACAATTCCACAGTTCCAACGCGTCCGCTGGCATATCCGGCACTTCGGTTCTAGATAAATGTTTTTGGAAAAACGCTGAGATAGGCAAACGCCAATAGCACGCACCATTCGGTAAAAGGATGTTAAATAAGATGGCGCGGCCTGTAATACTTGTGATAGCGAAGATAATACAATCGAGTTCACCTTTTTTATTTGGGTCCAAATCATATAAATATTCCTTTCTTACTTTACAGTAAATTGGTGGTATGTTTGCATTTAAATACGCCATTTAACATTTCCACCTTCTCCTTGCAGCGCAGATTCTTTTATCGGGAGTCTTACTACAATTTACATTATGCATTTTCATTTGACCAGCAGATCTTGCACAATAAGACTTTCTTCTTTTAGCTGCTTTTGATCCCTTTTTAACCTTACCTGTTACTGCTGTTTTTAATTTTGAACCTGGATTCATTCTTCTGTAGGCTGCAACACCTGCTGCCGTCATTCCAGCTCCTGATTTAGTTGATCTAAAATTCTTTTTATTTCTTGCAGGCATTCCGCCTTTTTTCATTTTTGTAGGCTGGTCTTGTTTTTCTGTTTCTTTTTTTTCAGCTTGAGTTGTTGCTGTAGATTTTACTCCAGCGCTTAATTGTGTAGCGGGTACTGCTGTACCAATAGCATCGGTAATAGCAGCAACACCGCCAAAAGTTTTTTTGACTATTTTACTAGTCCCTCTTATCTGACAACCCAGATTAGCCATTTTGACCTGTTAGTTTGGGTGCATCATACACATCAGTAAATAATGTGTAAGCAGTAATGTTTGTTTTTGTTTTACAAAATACACCTGCAGGAAATAAAATTCCGTCTTCAGGTAAATTCATATTAATAACATCGCCATTTGATACATCCACAGCAAGCAAAGTAGTTCCAGCGTTTGAAGTAGTTGTTAATTCTAAAAAACCATCTCCACCACCACTAGATGCCACAGATATCGCTCTAACACGTACAGGCTGAGCAATAATTGCAGTAGCTCCTGCCGCTGCATTTGATCTTGTAGCTTGTATGTCGCTTTTGTAACCCATTTTAACTCCTTAGTTTGTGGCTCCCGAAGGAGCCACTAATTATTTATTACTGATCAGCAAATGTTGGTGCTGCTGCTCCAGTCATATAACCCCAGATGTACCAATTAGTAGCATCTTTCGCAAGAATGTTAATTTCCATAACACCTTGTTGTTGAAGAGTTAATTTAGAGTTTGAGCTACCATTTGCATATACTGCAACGTTATCAGCATTTGTATCTAAATGAGATACACCGCCGATGTAGAAGTTAGTGTCAGAACCAGTTGAGATAACTGCGTTTTGAACATCTTGTGCAGCTCCACCATATACAAATTTAAAATATAAACCTGCTTCTGGGGAAGGTAATGTGTAAGTTTTTTCAGCTGCAAGATTTGGAATTACTAAAGTTCTTCCACCATGCACACTTGCTGATAAACTAGTGTTAGCATCAGCTAATGCAACTGGAGTTGCAAGTAATCCTGAGCTACCTAATGTAAAGTTAGTTGTAAAGGCACCAGTGTCAGCGTTTTTAGTTACATCAATGAAACCATTCTCTGATCTGACCGGACCTGAAAAAGTAGTATTAGCCATAATATTTCTCCTTATGTTTTTAATACAGTCTTAAGGCCGTCTGCTGAACTCAGTCTGTATTAAATTATTTATGTTCAGTAATTGTATTATACATAAAAAAAGGGCGGCCATAAAGACCGCCCTTTAGTGTCAAATAACTAAGTATTAGCTAGTTGGTAAGTTTCCGTTACCAAAGATAGCTCTTGGGTCTGACCAACCGAAAGAGTATCTTTCTCTTGCTTTGAATCTTACGTTACCTGTTTCGAAGTCACCTTCCATTGCAGTTTTGATTGGACTTCTGACAAAATGCTTAAGACCGTTAGGTGCATCAGTCATAAGGAAGAAAGAATCAGTATCTGTTAAGAAGTGATTAATTCTGTATCCTTCTGGAACCATGCCCATATTTCTTACAGCATTGATGTCATTGTCTGCAGTTCCTGTTCTAAGAGGTGATTTCATGATTCTCTCTGCAGTAAATTGTAATTCTTTTGGAATTATCATTTTTCTACCAGAAAGAGCAATTTTTAATCCTCTCTCATCAACGAACCCTGCAATGTCAATCAAAGATTGCTCTAGGGATGTTTCGTTCAAGTCAGCTGCAGTTGCTAATACGTTAGAGAACGTACCACCAGTTGATAGTGGGTGAGATGCACTAATTAAAGGCACTCCATCTCCTCCGTTGAAGCCACTTGATTTCTGTGCATTGTTTAACACAGAAGCTGCTTTAACTTGTTTTGTGTTTGACATACTTCTTGCAAGAGCTCTTGTGTATCTTGCGCCTAGTCTGTCATACAGGTTATCTTCGATCGCTTCCTCAGTGATTGAGAAACCAAGAGCGATAGTCTCGTGTGAGTATCTGCTAGTGAATGATTCAGTAGCTTGGTCATACACGATGCTAGCACCTTCTTGTTTTACTGGAGCAGAACCGAAACCTGCTAACATAACTTCTTCTTCAAACGCTCTGTCTGAAGTTTCTGTCATGAAGATTTCTGCATGCTCATTTTCATAACGATCGTATTCCAGGCCGAATAAAGCATTCAAACCTGGCTCTAGTTCTTTAACTAGTTGTGATCTACTTATAGCCATATTTTATCTCCTTATACGCCTGTACCACTTCTGAAGAAGTGATTGTTGATTCTAACAAGAATGTTAGCATTAGCTGAAGCAGTATCTTCATTATCTGGATCCTGAGAGATATCAATCGCCTGAAGGACGAAAGTATTGTCAGTTCCAGTTGAAGCTTTGTTCAACTGTACTTTTGAGATTCCTGTTATTGTGTTTCCAGTCACATCGGTTACGGAATAGTTCGTAAACAGATCTGATCTAGCAAAAGTGTCATTAACATCTATTAAAAACACTGCATCTGGATCATCAACAACGAACGCTGTAATGTCGCTCGCGTTAACTGAACCAGGGTAGTAGTTTTTGTAAGTCGGCTTTTGCGTAGTAGGATCTGTGTAGAAACATCCGTTGAATACACCCACAACAGCTGTACTGGTACCTGCAACGTGTCTAGTGATGTCACCATCAGTTTCAACTGTTACCAAGTCACCTTGGAAAATAGCAGTCGAATTGTTTGCCGATATAGTATATCTGTTTTGAGCTCCAACCAATGGTGTACCGTCTAGTTTTCTGTATGGTCTTAGACCAAATTGTTCAGAAACGTTAGCCATATGTTTTTACTCCTATAGTTTAATTGTTAAGCCGCCTTTATGGTAGGTAATGTTAAAAAATTAACTCTTACGACCACCACCAAAGGTCACTCTGGACTGCCTATCAATATTGATCGGCATTCCTGGATGCTGTTCCTTCATTAGATCATTATCTACAGCGGTGATTTGGTCTTGCGTTACTTTTGAAAAGTAAGCATTACGCTGTTCTAAGATCTCTGTCGGTATCCTTGCCAGCACAAGGCCTCCAATCCCGATGAACCCCTGATATTGTCCTTTTGCTATGACAGGATATTTCATTGCATCAACTGAATCTTTATATTCATCAGCTCTTACAAATTCATAACCCTCCCTAAGTTTTTTAGATACATTTCCTGTATCTTCAAAACCAGCAACTTCAGCTCTAATCCATCTATGGACAAAGCCTTCCGGAGCAGGTGGAGCATCCAAACTGGACGGTAGAGTCCAAGTTTTTTTTCTCGTATTCGATTCTCTCGAATCTGACTCGCGTGAGGATTTATTTATTTTATTCATATTACTTCGCCTCCTTCACGAATTTTGCGTATTCCTCTAGTGGCACCCCTAATTTTTTAGCAATAGCTACCTGTGATTTGGTGAGTTTCACAGTCTTGCGTCCTCCTTGCTTACGAGATACACCTGCAACGTTCTGGACGGGACGTTTCGGTTCTGTTTTTTCAACTGTATCTTCATTAGCATCAGCAAACTTATGAGGGAAATATTCTCTCATACGCTTGTTAATTTCATTATAGTAGGCATCACTCTCAGCGTCAAACCCCTGCCCTATAAGATCATCATGTAACCCCATAGCTGCAGATGTCATAACTCTGTCTGTTCCAAACCATTCATTTTCAGCTGCCCAATCTTGAGCCTTTGGACTCACTTTAGGTTGTTCAAATTCCTGTGTTTGTTGCGGTTGTTTTGCCTCTTCTTCTATTTGTTTCTTACGAGATTCTCTTTCTGCCATAGAGATTTTGATTTTTTCTTTCTCTACCGCTAATCGTGTTAAGGCCTCATTTGCCTCCATGATTTTTTCAGAATCTTGTGAATCGATAGCTTCTTTAAGCATAGATTTAACTTTTGCTTTTTCCGCCTCAACTCTTGCATCGTATTCTTTTAAATAGTTTTCATCAGTTGATTCGTATTTCGCATTAACTGAATCATACTTCTTTTGAATACCTTTTGCATACTCAACAGCTGCTTTTTCTCTTCTTTCAGCTTCTCTGTATTTAAAAGTAAGATCTTTAATTCTCTTTTGAACTTTATCAGAATAACCTCTAAGGTCATCTTCTGATCCTGTTTCTTTTTGAGTTTCTTTTTGTTGAATAGGATCTTCTACAACTTCAGTTGCAGGTTTATCCTGTTTCGATTCAGCTTTAACATCTCTGTAGCCTAAATCGACTTCTTCTTTTTTGATCTCAGATACATGTTCATCTTCATTTTGTTCGACTTCAATCGAAGCTTCTTGAGAATCGCTTGTATCCAGCTCAACTTGGTCTTTAGTTTCTACTGACATAGCACCTCCTAATAGTTATGGATAATGTTTTGCGGATCAGATACAGTTCCAATGATTTCATCGTCATTAAGAATTCTGACTTCTCCGAGTTCAACTTTAAATCGGGATCCTGCGTAGCGTCCAAATACTACCCAATCACCTTCTTTGCACCATGGACCAGTTGGAAATTTTTCTTCGTCTTTATAACAAAGAGGTCCCATTTTAAGAACGAGTGCACACGTTGTGGCTAATGAAATTCGTTCTTGTGATTCGTCTGACATGTAAATTCCACCTTTAGTCTTTTTTGGTGGAACGTATGGTCTTACTAAAATTCTCCATCCCGTAGGATCAGGAATCTTATCTAACATATCTTCGATAGATTGTGCGTCTGTGGGAATGTTAATTTCAGCTTCTTTTTTTATCTCTTGTGAGATCTTAGAGCCGTCCGGCTTCACTAAGGTCATCGTCATCTACTTTATCCTCATTTTTCAGCAGGTCTTTCATAACCTGAAGCAGTTCTTCTAGTGAACTGATTTCTCCTCTAGTATACTGCAGTTTTTCAATCGTATCTACACTGTACACCAGATGCTCCTTTTTTCTGTCAATGAGTCTTCTGACCTCTCGTCGAATCTGTTGAACTGTTTCATAATCTAGTTCAATCATTTTTTCTTATCTGTCTTCTCCCAGGATTTGTTACTGAGGTAGCATCCTAAGTTACCTACTCTGTACCAAAACCATTTATATATCCTTTTGAAAAAAGACATATTTGATATTTAGTGAAAATTTATAATTAAATCAAGTATTTATTTTTTGCCGATACCAAGATTTTTAATCTCAGTTGCTTTAATACCATATACAGCACCAACTACAGTTACCCATAGACCAATCAGCCACCATGGCATATTTTGTAATTTATCGAAATAAATGTCTAGTTTTCTTGAAATTTCTTCGTCTTCAGCAAATACAGAGTATGCGAGTAAAAACAAGGGTGACGATAGAGTTAAAAGTATGAACTCATCTTTCCAGTCACTTTTTTGATTAGTAGCGACAGCATTTTGAAGCTCAATTTCACCTTTTGCAGCAAGTTCAGCTCGTCTGAGCTCAGCTTGGGATAAAGCCTCTTTAGTTTTTTGTCTATTCTCATAGATTTTTGCTCCCGTTTTTGCCGCTAACCCTAATAGATTCAACCACATGATTATATTTTTCTCTCCTACGTTCTCCAAAAAAGGGTAACATAAGTTTTAGAACTTCTAAAGCCTTATCCCCTTTTACTTTCCAAACATGAGTAGGATTTGCATTTTCAGTTCTTGGAGCTCTGTATGCTATGTGCCCACAAGCAAAAAATTCCTGAAATTTACCGATGATATCGATATCTCTCATTTCAACTTGAACTACAACTTCTTTGTAATTATTTTTTTGACCTTTTGACCAATGTCCAAATGAACCTTCTCCGTCAAAAACTCCTGCTAAGTAAGCAAGTTTATTTTGAATTAATAATTTTGGTTCTTGATGTACTGGTTCTAATTCCTTGAGGGGATGGCCCTCTTTCAGGAGGGGGCCCTGATTTTTTACCACCACTAAGCCCTTTTCTTTTTTGATTTTTTCTTTTTGTCGACACCTTTGATGGTTCCTTTGTTTTTAGATGCGTAGAAAACTTCTTCGGCTTTCTTTTTTCCATACTGTTTAGTCATGGACTTCATAATCTTTTTACCTTTTGCAGTAAGTGGCATTATTTTTCTCCTCTCATCGATTTATTAATGGCTTGAGCTTTTGCTAACTCAAGTTTTTCTCTTGCAACATCTATTCTTTCATCTGCTTGATCAGAATTTTCTTCAAGCTGTAACATTTTGAGTGCAAGTTCTGCTTCTTGTCTATCCATGTTTCCTTGTTCCTTCATTTTTGCTTCTTCTGCTTTTCTTTGCATGTCTAAAGCTCTTAGATCAATTTCTTGTTGTTTCAATCTGATTAAAGGATCTTGTTGTGCGCCTTGTTGTGCAGATTCTGCTTGTTGTAGCTCTTGAGTTAACTGCGCTACTCTTTGTGCAATCATTGGATCAATCTGTGCTTGGAAAGCTTGTGGATCTTGTTGTGCCATTTGTGCCATTTGTGGGTTTGCCATCATTTGAGCCATCACTTCATTCGTTGCTTTCATAGAAACGTGATCTGAAATGTGTGATTGAAGTAATGCATACACTTGAGGATTAATTTGAACCATTCTAGACATCATAAAAGCACTGTGTGCAGCAATATGAGCGTCATGATCTTGTTGTGGAAACGCTGTAAGCAGCTGCATCTTCAAAGATTCAGCATTTTCTCTTGCAGGATCCATTGGCATAGGTGGTTGAGGAGCTGGTTTCATCAAAGTATCGATTTGTTTTGTTCCAAGTGCCTCATAAACTCGTCTGTAAGCCTCATGAAGGTTGTGCATGTTAGGATTTGAGAGAGCAATTTGCAATTGTGTCTGTGCAAGAGTCACTCTTTGGCTCATTGACATGATATTTGGGTCTGCTGTCGGTAAAATATCGACTCTATCGTCAAAATCTAACGATTTTATCATTTTTGGACCACCATAAACGTCATAAGGATACTCTGGTGGTAAAGAATCAGCAAAAATTGACGCTAAAATCTTAAATTCTTGTCTCATTGCGTAGTAACAACGCTTGTGAATAGCGCTCATCACTCTCGAACCACGCTCCAAGAGGGCTATTGTGGTTCCAACCGCTGCTTGTTGGTTACCTTCACCCACTTGCATGTCTGCAATTCCTGCAAATCTTTGTCCAGCTTGGACTACAAAGCCTAATAATTGAAATAATGTGCCTGAGGGTTCCTTAAAAGGTAAAATTTGAAACTGATTTCTAATATCTCCGCCTGGTGCATCCACATCTCTGAACTCTCCTGGCTGGAAAGGTTGGTCATCATCTCTGATTCTAATCCCTCGTGACTTAA